TCTCACACCTTCCTGTGTCTGCCGATGGTAGCTGCAATGGACTGCAACATTTCGCAGCCATGCTCCGCTCCACTACGACAGGCAAAGAGGTGAACCTGATCCCAATGGATGAGCCACAAGACATCTATCAGAAGGTGGCTGACCGGGTGACTGCCAAGCTCAAGGACATGGACGATCCTTTCGCTGCCCTGTGGCTGGAGTTTGGTGTCAAGCGTGGGTGTACCAAGCGGCCTTGTATGGTGCTGCCATACGGGGGGCGTCAGTATTCCTTCTCTGACTTTGTGATGGACTACATCGTGGAGCAAAAAGAGAAAGGTAATATGCACCCGTTTGGTGACGATGCGTTCAAGGCATCTACCTTTCTTGCCAAGGTAATCTGGGATTCGATTGGCGAGGTGGTACACGCTGCCACTGATGCGATGGGATGGCTCCAGAAGGCTGCTAGGGTGGCCTCTAGTGAGGGCTTGCCTGTCAGGTGGGATACTCCTGTCGGGTTCCCTGTGCTTCAGGCTTACAAGGCTACCAAGCCCTACCAGATACAGACTAAGCTGCTTGGTACCACGTTCCGTCCGAAGCTGTACAAGGAGACAGGTAAGATTGACAAGAACCGTCAGTCAAATGGCATCAGCCCTAACTTTGTCCACAGCATTGATGCCAGCCACATGATGATCACGATTGATGTGGCGAAGCAGTGTGAAATCTTCAGCTTTGCTATGGTGCATGACTCTTACGGCACCCATGCGGCTGACGCTGAGACTCTCTGGTGGTGTCTGCGTAAGGCGTTTGTCGAGATGTACTCTCAGACAGATGTGCTTGAGGATTTCCGTTCTGATCTGCTTGATGTCCTGCCACCACACAGGCATGAGGAGATCGCTCCTGTCCCCAAGAAGGGCAACCTCGACATAGCCGTTGTCGAGAACAGTCCTTTCTTTTTTGCGTAACTATCCACTCACGCAATTAATACCCACTCCTATAGACCAGCGGAATGTTCTGCTGGTCTTTCTACTGGAGAAAGCTATGGAAGAAACCCTTGATTTCTATGAAGAAACAGGGATGCCAATCCCTATAGATATACAGGTAGAGGCTGTAGAAACCTATGGCTTTATCCTGACAGACAACTATCCACAGGAGGATAATTAGCGAATGGCTAAGAAAGAAAACGTGAGTGTAGTAACTCCGACAGGTGTGGCTATCTATCCACATCTCAACCGTCCTGATGTTTATAAAGACCCCAACACTGGTGTTGAGGGCAAGCCTGAATACAAGGTGAGTCTATCTCTTACTCAAGAAGAGGCTGCACCTATCATCGAAAAGATTGAGGCAGTGAAGCAGCAAGCTATGGCTCTCATCCCGGCAGGGAAGAAGCAGAAGGAAGCTGATGACCCGTACTTCAACGAGCTTGATGACGAGAAGCAGGAAACTGGACGGATTGTAATTAAGTTCAAGATGAAAGCTGAGTATGTCAGGGACGGACGCACCGTAACGATGAGTCCAAAGCTCTTTGACGCACAAGGCACGTTGATGTCTGAGTGTGATGACATCTGGGGTGGATCAAAGATCAAGGTATCTGCTGACCTCATCCCTTGGTACATGGCAGGGCCGGGTGCTGGCGTTTCGATGCGCCTCAAGGCTGTGCAAATCATTGAACTTAAAACAGGAGGTGGTGCTAGTGCATCCTCTTATGGATTCGATAGCACGGAAGGCTACACAGCCCCGGAAGAGACAGCCCCGGTCAACGACTTCAGTAACGATGACGAAGATTTCTAGGAAGGATCGTTATCGTAGTGGGCTTGAAAAGAAAGTAGCAGACGAACTGACCCAGCTTGGCGTGGAGTTTCATTACGAACCACCCGGCTGGGTTCAGTACAACAAACCTACTAGCAAGTATAAGCCAGACTTTGTTCTACCCAACGGCATCATCGTGGAAACGAAAGGCCAGTTCCTAAGTAGCGACAGGTCTAAGCACAAGCTCATCAAAGAGCAAAACCCTAACCTTGAAATCAGGTTCGTGTTCTCCAACTCCAAGACCAAGATCGGCTCCAAGTCCAAGACCAGCTACGCCATGTGGTGTACAAGGTTTGGCTTTGAGTACGCCGACAAAAGTATTCCAACGTCTTGGCTGCGTGAAGAACTCAGCCCTAAACAAATGGAGGCGATGCAGTCGCTACTAAAGAAATGAACATGAGAGAATCTACTGATGAGATCATCATCCATTGTGCGGCCACAAAGCCAAGCATGGATACCGATGCGGCAACCATTGACCGCTGGCATCGGGAACGGGGGTGGCTGAAGATCGGCTACCACTATGTAATCAAGCGTGACGGTACTGTGGAAACAGGACGGGAGCGTGATGAGGTAGGCGCACACGCCAAAGGACACAACTCTAAATCAGTTGGCGTCTGCTTGGTAGGTGGGCTGTCGGAAGACAACGAGCCAGAGACAAACTTCACTGACGAACAGTGGGCGAGTCTGGGTACGTTGGTTGACGAACTCACCGCTGCTTATCCTGATGCCAAAGTCATCGGACACAACGATGTGTCTGAGAAGTCATGCCCAACATTTGATGTGGGAGAATGGTATGAGGGATACAGCAACTGATTCAGTTTGTATCCAGCATGAGCCGTGTCCAGCCTGTGGCAGTCGTGACAATCTAGCACGATACTCAGATGGACACGGTTACTGTTTCGGGTGTGAGTATTATGAGAAAGCGACAGAACAAATGGACGAATACGGTGGCACGGACTTTGGCTTCACCTCTGTTTCGCCAGAGGAAAGTGAAGTCAAAGAAAATATATTCACGCAAGGGCAAGTCAAAGCCCTCAACAAACGAGCAATCAACTTAGACACCTGTCAAAAGTTTGACTACCGGGTCAGTCAATATAATGACCGTCCCTGTCAGGTAGCGAACTACTATCACAACCAAAAACTTTTAGCGCAAAAAATTAGGTACCCGGACAAGACCTTCCAATGGATAGGATCGGCACGGGAGGTTGGCTTGTATGGTCAATGGTTGTGGCGTGATGGTGGCAAGATGGTTGTCGTCACAGAAGGTGAGCTTGATTGTCTCGCACTGAGTATGGTGCAGGGTAACAAGTGGCCTGTCGTGTCTGTGAAGAACGGCGCAGCAGGAGCCAAGAAGAATGTCCAGCAGTCACTAGAATGGCTGGAAAACTTTGAGGCTGTTGTGTTCATGTTCGACATGGATGATGCAGGACAGGCTGCTGCAAAGGCGTGTGCCTCTGTACTCAGCCCCGGCAAGGCACGGATAGCACAGCTTCCCCTCAAGGATGCCAATGAGATGGTCATGCAGGGTAAGCACAAGGAGCTTATCAATGCCATGTGGGAAGCCAAGACCTATCGCCCTGACGGTATCGTCAACGGCGAGGAGCTTTGGTCATCTGTCTCTACCGATGAGATTGTTCACAGCGTGGACTATCCCTACATCGGACTGAACGACAAGACCCACGGACTCCGCAAGTCAGAGCTAACCACGATCACTGCCGGGTCAGGCATCGGTAAGTCTGCCTTGGTGCGTGAGATAGGGTATCACCTGATCAACATAGGAGAGCGAGTTGGCTTCATCATGCTTGAAGAAACCGTTAAGCGCACAGCTATGGGACTCATGGGGTTACACCTTAACAAGCCTCTTCATCTTGGTAGTGTTTCTACCGAAGAGTCTGAGCTACGTTCTGCGTTTAAGCATTGCATCGGTAATGGCAGGGTATATTTCTACGATAGCTTTGGTAGCACCGCTATCGACAATCTCCTTGCTAGAATCCGCTTTCTTGCACAAGGGGCAGAGTGCGATTGGATTATTCTGGATCACCTGTCTATCGTGGTTTCTGGTCTTGGGGATGGCGATGAAAGACGACTGATCGACAACGCCATGACAGCACTGCGTACCCTCGTTCAAGAGACAGGCGTAGGGCTGTTGCTTGTGTCACACCTCAAGCGGCCCGATGGTAACAAAGGGCATGAGGAAGGCGCACAGACTAGCCTCTCACAACTGAGAGGTAGCCACGCCATTGCACAGCTTAGTGACATGGTGCTTGGCATGGAGCGAAACCAGCAAGGTGAAGACTCCAACATGACAACAGTGCGTGTCCTGAAGAACCGCTTTAGTGGTGAGACAGGGGTGGCTTGTCATGTCCAGTATGATCCACTAACAGGTAGATTGCAGGAGTGTAATCCAGACTTTAACGAGGTAGCAGATGAGTTCTAACATGAAAGATGTAACAAGAGAGATGATGGTCAGTGAGTTCAACAAGGCAATGGGTCAGCCCGTTGATGTTCCTTACTCCAAGGCCGACTTGCACTTACGGATGCGCCTCATCAACGAGGAAGTCCAAGAGCTACAGGAAGAAGTCAACAAAGCATGGCGTCAAGTGGATCAGACTTGTTCCGTTTCTGAAGAGACACGGGAGAACATCCTCAAGGAACTGTGTGATGTGATGTATGTGGTGTCAGGGTTTGCAGTAACCTTTGGCCTACCTGTGCAGCCAGCTTTCGTCCGGGTACACCATTCCAACATGAGCAAACTTGTTGATGGTAAACCTGTTATCGACTCTGGTGGCAAGGTACTCAAGGGTGAGAACTACTGCCCACCAAGTATGAAAGGTTTAGCATGAGATATGTGTTTGACTTAGAGACTGACGGGCTGCTGGACACCGTGTCCACAGTCCATTGTCTTGTCCTCAAGGACATCGACAGTGGTGAGATCATCAGCTACACAGACAACTGGCGTGAAGGCGTCAAGCGTCTGGAAGAAGCTGACCTGATCGTAGGCCACAACGTCATCAAGTACGACATCCCTGTGCTACAGAAGCTAGGTACTTTTGCCCCCAAGGGCATGATAAGAGATACCTTGGTTTGCACCCGCCTGATATGGGCAGACATAAAGCAGACCGACTTCACCCGCACAGACTTCCCACGCAAGCTGATTGGTAGCCACAGCCTACGGGCATGGGGTCACCGCATCGGCAACTACAAGGACGACTATCAAGGTGGATGGGAGTCCTTCAGTCAAGAGATGTGGGAATACTGTATCCAAGATGTCGAGGTAACTAACACCCTTTGGCAGAAGATCGTAGCCAAAGACTACAGTGAACGAGCTATGGAGCTAGAGCATGAAGTTGCTGAGATTATTTACAGGCAAGAGACTTATGGATTTGCCTTTAACACAAAGGCTGCTGGTCATCTATATGCTGAACTGTCAGCAAGGAAGTTTGAACTGGAACTGCAACTCAAGGAGTCGTTTCCTAATTGGGAAATAAAGACTCCGTTTGTACCTAAAGTGAACAACAAGAAGCTAGGGTACGAGAAGGGGGTCAAGACCTACAAGGTCAAGACTATTGAGTTCAACCCCGGTAGCCGTGACCACGTTGCCGACAGGCTCAAGACCCTGCGTGGGTGGGAGCCAACCGTGTTCACAAACGATGGCAAGCCCAAGGTAGACGAAGAAGTATTGAAGCACCTACAGTACCCCGAAGCAAAGCTGCTTGTTGAATATTACACGCTCATCAAACGGCTGGGTCAGCTAGGCGATGGTAACCAAGCGTGGATAAAGGTGGAAAGACATGGGCGTATTCATGGTTCAGTCAACACTAATGGCGCAGTCACTGGAAGAGCTACTCACTCGCATCCGAATGTCGCACAAGTTCCGGCCATTGGTGTCCCCTATGGCAAAGAATGTAGGACGCTCTTCACGGTTGCCGATGGCAATCGGCTTTGCGGCGTGGATGTAAGTGGCTTGGAACTACGGTGTCTCGCACACAGGATGGCACTATATGATGGAGGTTCATATGCGGAGACAGTCGTCAATGGCGATGTCCATACAGAGAACCAGAAGGCGGCTGGGTTGCCCACCCGTAACACGGCCAAGACATTCATCTATGGATTCCTCTACGGGGCAGGGGCAGCAAAGATCGGAAGCATCGTTGGCAAAGGAGCCAAAGAAGGTGGACAACTCAAAGCCCGATTCCTGAAGCGGCTCCCGGCACTGGACATCCTCATCAAGAAAGTCCAGAAGGCAGCAGCCAGAGGCTACATCGTTGGCCTTGACGGTAGGCACCTGAAGATCAGGTCACCTCATGCCGCACTTAACACTCTACTTCAATCTGATGGCGCACTCATTTGTAAGCGTTGGATTGTTGAATTTGACCGTGCCTTGAAAGAGGCAGGGCTATCTGATTCATGTCGCCAAGTGGCATGGGTACATGACGAAATCCAACTAGAAGTAAAGGAAGACATGGCAGATGACATTGGAAAACTCGCAGTTGAGTCTATCGTTAGAGCAGGAGAACACTTCAACATTCGATGTGAACTCACAGGAGAGTACAACATCGGAAGCAACTGGGCAGAGACACACTAACAGAAGCCTAGAAAACAAAACAAGGATGACCATCCAAGGCTACAGGTGCCGGGTTGGTAATCCACAACACCCATTTCACAAGCTGTACACAGACAAGGGTTTCGATGCTGTGTATGAGGCAATGGGGTTGATCGAAGATACAGCAGCCAAGATCAAGAAAGAAGTTCTTGCTCTGTACGACAAGCACGTTGCTGGTCACATCTACATTGTAACCAATCCAGCGTGGCCTGAGTGGGTCAAGGTTGGCATGGCCGTCAACGCCACCAACCGTCTGAAAGACTACCAGACAAGCAGCCCACTGAGGAACTACGAGCTTGCCTACGCTTACCCGACTGAAGACAGACGGGCATCAGAGAAGGAAGCTCACAACCTAGTCGAGCAACACGCCTCTGAACGCCGGGGCGAGTGGTTCAAGATCGACACACAACGTGCCGTTCATTTACTTTCTACTATCCACAGGAGCAACTAATGTACAGGACGTTACTTATTGACGGCGACATCGTTGTCTACCAGTACGCCAGCACAGTCGAGCAAGAGATTGATTGGGGTGATGATGTCTGGTCTTTGTGGGCAGACGCAAAGGAAGCCAAGCAGTTAATCCTACAACACCTAGACATTCTGGTGGACATGACAGGGGCAGACGATTTCATCTTCTGTTTCTCAGACAAGGATAACTTCAGGAAAGACATTGAGCCTAGCTACAAGTCGAACCGCAAAGGCAAGCGCAAGCCCACTTGCTACAAAGCACTCAAGCATTGGATTGAGAGTGAGTACAAGACTGAGCAATGGCACGGCCTTGAGGCTGACGATGTGATGGGCATCATGCAGACCGCTGATATGCTGACAGGGGAGACTGTGATTGTCTCTGAAGACAAGGACATGAAGACCATCCCCGGTCTGTTGTGGCGCAGCGGTGAGATGCTAACCATAACCACGGAACAGGCTGACTATAACCACCTGTACCAAACCCTGATCGGAGACAGCACAGATGGCTACCCCGGACTACGAGGAGTTGGCGAGAAGAGAGCAAGCACGATACTTGAGAATCCTAATTGGGAAAGTGTTGTCGGTGCTTTCATCAAGTCGGGCCACACGGAGGAAGAGGCACTAACACAGGCACGGCTTGCCCGTATCCTGAGAGCCGAAGACTACAACTTTGAGTACGGTGAACCAATCCTATGGAGTCCTAAATGACACTACCCACAGACGCACAGGAGCGTAAGGCCATCCCTGTCTACACTGGCTTCATCAAATACTTTCCTGATGCCATTGCAGCAGTCGCCAAGGTGTCACTGGCTGGTGGCATCCAGCATGGTCAGACACCAGAGACACTGCATTGGGATAGGTCTAAGTCAGGTGACGAGCTAGACGCAATGATGCGTCATGTCATTGATGAGGATTGGGCGCAAGTAGCGTGGAGAGCATTAGCAAACTTACAGAAACAAGAGGAACAAAAACATGATACCTAACCAGCATTACGGAATGACACTCCCTATCTCTGAGGAGATCGACACCGTCAAGTACCGTCAGACAGGAGAAGATTTCTACAGCAAGATCGTGCGTATTGCTGGGGCTTTGAAGGACGATGCAGGACACTTTGAAGAGTTCAAGGATACCCTGCGTCACATGAGGTTCCTCCCGGCAGGGCGTGTCCAGAACGCTATGGGTGCTGCCCGGCAGACCACCGCATTTAATTGCTTTGTGTCAGGGATCATTGAGGATTCGATGGATTCTATCATGGGCAGGGCAACAGAGGCCGCTGAGACTATGCGGCGTGGTGGTGGTATCGGCTATGACTTCTCCCG